TTTAAAGATTGTACCAGCAACACTAAGTGCTTTAGTTACTTCATCAGTATCTTTCTGTGTAAGAGTAGCTGTTCCAGATAGGTCTCTTAGGTTAGCATCTTGTAACCATACAGATGATGCACTTTTAAATGAAGAGGCTTTAACATTAAATGTAGCTCTCATATTTTCAAAAGAATCACCTGAGTAAGAAGTATGTACAACAATGCCAATCTTAGACTTACGTATAAGTTGAGCCTCTGCAGAATCTGCACGTACGGCATATACAATAGTATTAGGATGGAAAGTAATATACTTGACACCGTCTATAGTTTCAGTCTTGAGATCATCCTTTGTAAACATAAGATCTCCTTGAATCACGCCAGTAATTCCTATCTTACTTAGTTCATCAAAAGAAACTTTAAGTTTTGTTGACAAGTCTCCAGATGTATCAGCATCGATTTCAGCATGTGATTTATATACTTTAGGATTCTTATTAAAGATACCTTTCTTTGCCACAAAGAACTTCTTATCAGTTGGATCAATACCAGCAAATACTGCAGGTGCACCATCCCATTTAACAGTCACATCAGTTGTTTTCTTTGAACTACCTGCTAACATATCTCGCATTGCTCTTAATGCAAGTATAGCATCACGTGCACCATTAACACCACCATAAATCACACGATCCTCAATATGAGTCATATGTGTATTCTTAGAAGAGGCAGCTTCTGTTATTGAGTGTGACTTAAAATTAATCATTATATTACCTTAGTATTTCTATTTTTAAGTGCTGTACCTTTTGCAACTATAAAGAATCTAGCTCCTGGAATTCCAAACTGGTTTTTAGCTTGCTCTGGTCTCACATAGTAATAACACTCGTAATCGTTTTTAGGCAATTCATTATGATATTGTGTATGATTTGAAGTAATTGTGTATATAGGAATACCGTCTTTTACTCCAGATCTTTTAAGGTTCATAGGACCTTGATATAGAACATCGATGTTTTGACGGCCGTCTGGCTTTGACTTAAACCCTTTACCATACATTGTCATACGTATAATTTTAGGATCAGTAACTTTACGTGCATATGCAGTCTTCATAGGAAAGCGTTTAGCGCCATTAAGTTCTTTTACCACGGCATCTACAAAACTAAACATATCTTTTGATTTAGTATTCTTTAGCTCAGGCATGCCACCATACTGTTGGAAGTCATTTGCCTTATTACCCTTTTTATGAGAAATCCAAAATACTTCTTTTCCTTCTGGATCAAGCATATGGAAGTCTGATTTAGGAACACCAGGAGTAGATTCAATAGCAGCAACACGTTCAGTACGCTTACCTATTTTTACTAGAATAAAAGGTACTGTTTCTTTATCATATACTGCTTGAAGTTTTTTCTTTAGATCTGCTAGTGCTTCATCTTCTGCACGGGTGCCTGATCCTTTACCCTTACCACCAAATTCTGGAGATTTGGCTAGATCTGCTAATTGATATTTTTTGCCGTTGACACCAGTAAATTCAATGGCATTCATTGCCTTTTTATTACCATCTCTAACAGCTGTACGATATGTTTCTAGGGAATTATCTTTTCTAAGAATAACAGTATCACCTTTCATTGTAAGAAATGGATCTCCGTCATTAATTTTGCGAACAATATTTTCTGCTCGGCCTTCTCTGCCGGGCTTTAACAATTGTTCTCCAGATAGTTTTACATACATTTCTGAAATAAACCCTTTGAAAGTAAGCATATCATATTAGTCCCGTGTTATGTTTATACTATTTATACAAAAACAAAAGCCTACTAAAAGGCTTTATAAAATTTCGGTAAAACAATCACGGGCTAATTGAGCTTCAACTTTAAAAGCTTCTTTTTCCCAAGGTTTATTTTCGTACTTAAAGTTTGAATTGTAAACTTTTTTCTTCCAACGAATACGTCCATCATCTAATGCCACCATTTCTTTACGGTAGTATTGTTTAAGATGAGTCAGCTCATGACAAATAGTTGATACAAAATCGAACAAACGCAATGTCTTATCGATTTCAATATCAAATTCTTTATGTGTGTCAAGCTCAAGGCAATAGCCATAAGCTCCTTCATTAGATAAGCAATTTGTGAGACGTACTGTGATATCAAGTGTACGTACTCGTGGTAATACTCTTTTGAGATACCACGAGACTACTTTATCGGCAATAGCTCTTTGAGCTTTAGTGCCACCAGTGATTTCGATATAGTTCATATCGATCACCGACGGTAGATGTACGCGTCTACCTTTTCTGCCAATGGAAGTGGCAGTGATTGATTATAGCGTCGAACGCCTTGACGATGTCCGCGACCTTGACACTTAACATAGAACTGATAGTCCATATTAGCCTCACGCAGGTCGCGGTTCATGTGTTTAACCATAGTACGCAGATCATCAAGTTGAAACATATCATCACTATTTTTATAGTCAAATGTTCCGATGTAAGCATCTGATACGCGGTTTTTATTTACTTTAATACCCATTTTCTCTCTCCTTATGATATTATGTAAACATTATACCACATAAAAAAGAGAATGTACACAGTTAATTTAGCTTTTAGCTAAAATATTTATGGAGCATATCAATTCGATCTTCAGAAGCAGCCATCTTATCAAGTTCTTCTTGAATAGCTTCTACAATATCGCTATGCTCACCAATACCAACTGAGTGGTTCATGTAAACCATGATATTAGTTTTTGCCCGTTCGAGCTCTCCTTCAGCATGCATTTTAGCTGCTTTAACTAGTTGTTCTTTCATTATTATATCCTTTTGATTTATAGCCCTAAAATACCAAACAAATTAAACCAACCCATACTAACTCCTATAATAATAGGAATGCCTATCATAGTTATTGCTATAATAAGGAATGCTAATCCAACACCCTTATTATGATAAGGTTCATTACTCATGTTCACCACCTGGACCACGTGAATTTGCACGAAACATATCTGGACGACGCTTTGCCGTTTCAAACATGCCAACAGTTATACACACACCGCCTAATAGCAACGCGTGAAACAAAACATTGACTCCTAAATACATCCATGTACCAGTCATCATTGTAAATATTAGACACCACATCCATGCAAGAATCTGCATTACCATATGTCTAACTCGTAGATCCTGAATATTGCTTAATGGATTCTTACTGTGATCCATTACAACTTCCCAGTTATTTATAATAAATTTTTTCATTATTCCCTTTCACAGACTCCGGTTATTTCACCTTCATCGTTGATTGATATAATACGCTCCTTTTCTAGCATATCTAAAGTAATGTCGGCCCCATCTTTGAGGCCGTCTCTAAACGCCATTCTTCCATGCTGGCGCAGTGCAATGACAAAAAATATCAATAAAGATATTTCTTGCCAATAATCCTGTAGGATCATGCAGCTTCCTTTCCAGGAGATACACGTATGGCATTGCTCTCTAAAAATTCAGCGTATTCAGGCGATAGTTTGCCTAGCTCTTCCTTCCATTCATCATATGATCTGAAAGTAACAGGAAACTCCTTATAGGAGATATCGTTTTCCATACACAAGGCAGCAACAAATGCTGCAGCATCCTGTATACGGTCTAAAGTAGAAACGATATAGTCGTTACCGCCTTTAAATTTCCAATAAGCGTTACCGCTTGAGTGCTTACCGTCTTCACTGTGAGCACCATAGTTTTCAAGAGTTTGAGTTGAAATAACGTACATTATACTGCCTCCACTTTAATTTGTTTAAAACCAATATTTGAACAAAGAAAGAATTCTCCATTCAATTCAAAGATATCGCCTACAGAAGAACTATGGTTACGATCGCCAATTGCTTCAACCATATCTTGTCTATTCCAAAGGTTAGTCCATTCAAAAGCTTGCTCTAAACGAGTAGTTGCTACTGTATAAGCTTCAGTAAACATTGAGAACATGCTTGAGTCAAATCTGTCAGCACCGAAGATAGACAATTTGTTTTTTGTTTCAAATGCTGGTACAGTTTCGCCAGCGTTTACGGCATCGATTTGATCGCTAGTTAACTGAATTTGGTGAATCGTAATCATAATATAGTCTCCATACTGTTTTCATCTCTTGATACCAATATACCACGTATGGATGCATATGTACACAGTTAATTTAGTCTATTTGCATTTTTTTTACAAATAGACTAAATTTGTGACATTTATGTTACAGTATTAATGAAGTTTTGGTTCAAGCTTCTTAATACCTAAAGCCCAGTTCTCTGCAGCATCTTCTGCATATCTAACTGTTTTACCTGGAAACTCTTCTATAAAGAATTGCTTAGAGTGATTATCAAAGTATTTAATATAGGCTAGTTCTTCTTTAAAATCAAAATGAACTTCGGCATATCCTTTGCCTTGTTCAGATTCATGTGTACTAAGTCTTTTACCCATTAATTTACTCCTGTGTGAAATCTAACAATTTTGGATAGATCTGGCCGATTGCTGTTGCAATCTCTTTAGCCAGAACCATATGCTCTAGTTGTGTACCATTAGAAGATCTAAGTTCACAATAATGAATCCATGATCTAATAGTACCGTTAACATATAAACGAGAAGGTGTATTACCTTCAGGTAAAACAGCCCTTGCTTGTTCTTTAGCAATGCCGTTATCAATTGCCCACTCATAGGCTTGCATAGCAGTGTGCCAAATATTACGTTGATGTTGTTCCCATTGTACATGAAGGGAAGTATCATCTGTAATTACACTATTCTGTCTATTCTTTAAATCCTGTAGACGTGCTTTACGAATTACAACAGAGTTACTAAGATCGCGTATGTCAGCATACCGCTGAGAAAACTCTTGGAAGCTGAAGCTTCTATGACGTAATAGTTGCCTTGCAATGTCTCGGGTTGTGTTAACTTCGATTGTTGCACTTGCCATTTCGAATGGTGACCAGTGTTTATGTTCGATGAGATAGTCAAGTAACTTTGGAGTTGTCTTGGTGTTAGCTTGATTTTTCGGGTTTGAGACACGGGCGCAATAAGCGATGAGGTCCTGGATGTTATCCAATCCGTTGTGGTCACGTTCACCTGCATGAATCCTATGTGTGAGTTGAGTATGTGCGACTAATTTAGCTTGCATGATCTATTCCTATTTATTCAAGGGTAAAATTTCAGTAGACATATTATCATGGTAATCACCGCTTTCATAATATCGTCGACTTACTGTAGTAATCTTTACTCCAGCATCTACTTCTTCATATGTTATAATTTTACGTTTTATAGCTTTTTTCGGCCTGCGATTTGCTTCTGCAGTAAAAGGTCCTTCGTCATTCATACTTTAAAATCTCCATAATCTTTCTTTTCTCTGTTACCAAATGTATTTATTGGCGCAGAATCTTGACCCGCGTCAGATATATTCTGTGCAGAATCTTCTACATCATACAGTCGCATCTTTGACCTATCAACTCCAACTATAAATCTTTTGTTAATACCAGGATCATTATAACGATTTTTAAGCTGCTTAACAAGTATTTGATTTAGTCCTTCGAGTTCTTCGTTTGAGATGAGGGCGAACATAAGATCAGCTGTAGCAGGTAATCCGAATGATTCAGACGTGTCTTCGAGACCGACATCACTCGATCCATATCCTGTTCTAGTTGTCTGAGTCGCTGATACAACGGGCACGTTGTATTCGACTGCAAGTCCGCGAATCTCTTCTGCAATAGATTTGATGAGGGAATACGTATTGACACCGCCACTTAATCCTTTTATACGAGACGATGCACAGATGTTCAAGTAATCAATAAATATAATATCCGGTGCAAAGTCTTTTTTGAGTTTAAGTTCATTGAGCAATGCACGGAAATGGCCGACATGCGCAGAACCAGTTGGATATTCTTTAATAATCAATTGGCCTGAAGTCTTGGATGCGATCTTGTTTACTTTATTATGAAACATATCTTTCGATAGATTTTCAAGTTGATCAATAGGCACGTTAAACAAGTTAGCATCAATACGTTCAGCTATTCTTTCTTCTGACATTTCCATGGTCAGATAAAGAACGTTTTTACCATCGGTCAATGCACCAGCAGCACAGTGACACATATATAAAGATTTACCAACACCGGTACCAGCAAGGGCGATGTTTAGGCTTTTCTTCGGTAAACCACCTTTTGTAATAAGATTAAACTTATCAAGATCAAAAGGCAATTTTTCTTCAGCAGTATGATAAAAGTCATACCGAGCATCAGCGTTACCGACATAGTCGTGGCCGATGTTAGTATCGAATGAAACGGCAAGAGCGTCAGATAAGATTTCAGGCAAAGCATTCTTTGTCTGTTTCTCATCACGACCATCAATAATTTCAATCGACTTCATGATGGCAAGATAGATTGCTCGATCCTGACACCACTTTTCACATGATTCAAGGAGCCAACCCATATCATCTGGGACGAACTCCTTAATACTATCTACAACTTCATGAGCTTGAATATGTGTTTGCTCAGGAAGATTAGCGTTATCTAATTCAATAGACAACGCTTCAGGGGTTGGCAGTTTGTTATACTTACTAACAAACTTTAATATTTCATCAAATACGAACCGCTGTGCACCCTCAAAATATTCTTTCTTTAAGAAAGGAATAGTTTTACGGGTAAACTCATCATTGGTTAATAGGTTCCGCAGAATCGTTGTCGGTACGTTTGCTATCATCATCATTTCCTATCTTATAATTACCACTGTCAAAAGCATCTTCTAAAATGTTTTGCAATACTTTACCTATATAGTCTTGAAAGGCAGGATTCTCGGCAAGATCTTCATCACCTTCAATTAGCGTCCACATAAAGTTTAGCCTTGCAATACCATCTTCATCATCATTGATTTCTTCAATCTTAGCGCTTACTTTACCATATTGATACTTAGTACCAGCCCAATCGCCGGTAGTAAGCTCAACAGTATAAAAGTCGTCATCAGCACGTTCAACGAATTTATAATCATTTGTGGTTACATTATACACTGGTTGTCTCCGATTGTACATCGCTAAATACATCAACATCTTCACCAAGCATTGATTTTAATCCAATGGTATAATGAGACTTAATGTATTCTTTGAGATTAGTTTCTGCGAAGATAGGTTCCCAGAACTCTTTAGTCAGTGTTTCTTTCTCACGGCATTTAGGATCTTCAAGGACACCAGTTTCTTGATTAACTCTACAATACCATCCATTAGAAGGTTTAGCAACAAAGTTACCATGCATTGCAATATCAAGTAAACCGCT